GTTCGTAGGTATTCATAATATGCCTTTAGAGTTGGATACAAAACTTACTTTTCATCTTCTGTATTGTATCATCAGGACAACCGTGAATATTTTTATTACCATGATAATTTTCTACAACAAGGGATACAAAGTTTGCACCGGCCATCATAGCAATATCCATGTATGTTTGTACTTCCCAGTCTGTAACGCTAGTATTTGATACAGAGACATTGAAGCCCTGCTCTAAAAAGTGCAAAGCTGTACTCCTGCAATATGTATGTGCTTCTTTCAGTTTGCTAGCATCAAAATTATAGTCAAAACAATTAGTAACTGCATTATATTTATAAAAATAATCATCAGCTTCTACATCAAGGGTAGTTACAGCGCATTTATTTAAAATAGCTGCAACTGTACTTTTTCCAGATCCAGGTAAACCACGAATTAGAAATAGTGTAGGTTTTTCTTTATTCATTAAATTCTCCAAAATGTTTTTTGATTTCTGTTGCTGAATGAAAGTAATAATTATGAATAGAACTTGCTTTATCGTGCATTTCTAATAATTTCAAACAGCACTCATTAATTAATAACTCAGTGTATCTTTTTTCTGCTAGTGATAATGTATAAGGATCAAATCCGTTGTATTCTGGTGAAATTAACTTAGCTTTTATTGCAATATCTTTAATTCTTTCGTTCATGATTCAACTCCAAATGCTTTCATTGTTTTCTCAATTGCTTTGTAATATGTTGGATTATTTGATTGGTCATCTCCTGCATGATGTAATTGTTGTGACATTTCTGCAATTGTTTCTTGCACAATCAACTGGGCAAACTCTTCCATGTATTTGACACCACTTGGCAATCCATGCTGCTCAGGTTTGTATCCAGTCTTCTCTGTGCGACATACCTGCTGTGCCAGTTGTAGAATTCGTTCGTTCATTCTTCTGCTCCTTGGTACTAAGTGACAATTATAGCAGCTTTTGGATCAATTGTCATCCAGCAATAATTTTAATTTTGTGACCCAGCAGCACTTCAATTTCCGTAACTGTCAACTGTTTGACTGGTTGCATTACTTTGGCTTCAGTCACTTGTAGACCATTCAACCACCACGACTTGCGACCACTAGCATACTCAATTGCCGGTCCATCTTCACGATGCAGTTTTCCATTCAAGTACCACATCTTGTCACCACTAGTACATTCAATTGCTGGTCCATCTTCACGATGCAGTTTTCCATTTGCCCACCACGACTTGCGACCACTAGCCCATTCAATTGCTGGTCCATGCTGACGATGCAGTTTTCCATTCAAGTACCATACCTTGTCGCCATCAGTATACTCAACTGCTGGACCATGTGTACGATGCAGTTTTCCATTAAACCACCACGACTTGCCGCCACTAGTACATTCAATTGCCGGTCCATCTTCACGATGTAGTTTTCCATTCAAGTACCACTCGGTTTTGTCTGCGCTAACTTGTACTGTGTATTCGATCATTTTGGTTTCCTTGTTGCTGTTTAAGTGACAATTGTAGCAGCTTTTGGACGAATTGTTCTATCATATAATTATTAACATCACCAATCTTACCAGCAGTATTAATTACAAAAACCTGTTCAGCAAGTTTTTTCATCATGCGTAATAAACCTTTATTTAAATATCCACACTAGTAACCCAATTATATAGATAGCAGCAGATGCAGCTTCAACTAAAATCAAAGCGTTGTCTTTGTAATTAAATCCAACGATGCACCACATCATACCACCAATTGCACCAAAGATTAGATTCAATGGAAAAATATTTAGTGCAGTAAGTACCATACCAATCATATAGAATAATGTACCAGACCATCTTAGCATTATCTATCCAATGCCCTTAATTCAGCCTCTAATTTATTTCGCTTGATCTCTTTTAGTTTTGAATCGGTTTCAGATTTGGTCTTAGTATACCATTCCACAATGGCGTCTAAACCGCCTTCTACTTCTTCTGGTTTAAAATATAACGTACTATTTGAAATGTCATAGAAATAATACTTAATATTTTTACATTTATCTTTCAACTCTTTACTTGCAAATTCGTACATATCTTCGTCGAATAAATCAAAGCGGTTCAGGTAAACACCAATTAGCCCTAACTCGCAAGGTTCATTTTCTGGGTAATTAGGGGGGCGACCACAATGCCAATTAATGCCCCAACTAAAATAGACTCCTTTATAACCAGACGCAACCTTAAAAAAAGTATCACCAGTTTGTTCATCTTGAATAATCTGCTTTTCGAATAAAGGTAATTTCTGTGCAAAAGCTGTTACTTTCTGATAAGCTTCCAGCTTAATTTTAATTCGTTCTTGTAGCTCAGGGTGTATTTCTTTCATAATGTTTCCTTTATTTATAGTAAACTTTTTGTATTTCGACTGCATTGTCTTGCAAGTATTGCACACCAGAATTGTCTCTATATTCATCCCTGTAGAAGAACTTTTTGATGCCAGAGTCTACAATGTCAATTGCACAGAAGTTACAGCAAGCGTGTGTGCAGAACATTGTAGCACCAACTGCACTTTGATTACTACGTACAAGCCCCATTAGAGCGTTCTTTTCACTGTGACGTACCCTAGGGTCAGTAGTACCGTCTTGTAGCTGATTAGGGTCGTTTATGTGCTCTGCATGTGCATTGTAACCACAAGATATGATACGGTTGTCTTTTACGATAACAGATCCTACTCTTAACCTTTTGTCATTACTACAATGCGAGAAAGCTTCTGCGCATTTCATATAAGCTTGAATGTGCTTAGACTTCATATTCTTTTACTCCGTTTTCAGTCGTATATCTTACAAGTTTAACTCCAAAACCTTTTAGCATAGCTTGGCAAGTTAGGCAAGGTTTAGCTAAGGCAAGATCACCATTATCGTGAAAACGCTGCACCAGTATGCTATGAATATCTTTACGTCCGCATTGTAGCACAGCGGCTAACTCAGCGTGCATAAAGATCTTTTCTTTAGCTTCACCTGCTTTAACCGCAAAGTGCAGCATCAATGGATGGGACTTGTAATAATTATTAGTTCCTGCGCCTAGAATTTTACCTTTACGATCAAAGCATGTTGCAACAATAGTGTAGCGTTTTCTATCAGACATGTTAGCGAAGTTTTTTAAGTTTACGTTGGATTTGTTCAAGACACCGCATTGAGGTTTTAATTTTTCTTTGGTGAGAACGTAGGTGGTTTAAGCCCTTAAAAGTTGTAGCTGAAGTTGAGTCCTCTGGATTGCACAAAAGCCAAGAACTCTGAATACTAGTATTTAGTTCTGCTAAGTGACTATGAGCTAAATTCAGTATAGAAGTATTAAGGTCTGTCAGGAATTGTAGTTCCTTTTTTGTAAGTGCCCCAGGGTCTTTAATTTTACTAATACTCTTATTAGCCTTTAATAGCACAGACTCTTGGACTGGTAGACCTAGCATAGCTCGTTCAGCTTTTTGCCAGGCAATCTCTGCCAAGTTGAGATCGACCCCAGCTAGGCCCATCTTGTTAGCCATGTGTAAAAACTCACTTGTAAAAATCATAAAAAGTTCCTTTCGTTAAAGTTTAAGGCTTGATCTTAGCACAAGAATTTGCATTTGCAACAAACAACTGTAAAAATTATCTTACAAAAAAGTACTTGACAAGATATGATAAACTGCTACAATCCCAAACGGGACGAGGGACGGAGGGACAAGTGAAGGGTGACAAGCTCGGGGTTCATCGCTGAAGTTCATAACTGAAGTATAACTGCAGTTTAACATGAGTTGAGCATAAGTTAGTACTTTATTATTAGTTTTATAAATTTAACTCATTAACGTAAAGGGTAAGTATGAAATATTCTAAAAGTAAACCTGTAGTGCACTATATAGGTGAAGCCAGTTTCTTCTATCACAGTGAAGACTCTAATGTGCTTGTAGCAAAATTAGCTTTTGTAACAGATCACCCTAAGTTGGGTAGTTGCTACAATGTAAGAACTAGTGCAGTGATGGACGTTAGAAATGATGGTACAATTGAAACTAGAAACACAATCTACAAACCAGTGCCAGCTGATCTCCGTTAGTTGGATCTATTTTATAACTAGGACTACATGAAATGCAAGAAATGCAAGATAACATGCAAGAACACATATTACGTAATGCAATAATTACGCCAGATGGTACTTACCTAGAGAGCTTTCATAGGCATGACTATAAGAGTCATCAGGATAGCTTAACAGGAGAACTTTACATGGTAGACGGAGGATATGACTACGTACGTAGATCAGTCAATAAAGTGCCTGCACAGGACTTGACCGTAACAACTTTAGATCCGTTTACTTTACAACGACGTGCTTTTACCTGGGGATCATATGGTAAAATGCAGGATCAAGAGAAGCACTATATTTTTCTGTGTGATCTGTCGGAAGAGCATATTTGTGCTATACTTAGAACTCAAGATAGGCTCAAGGGTACTTACGTAGAGGTACTTCTAGAGAAAGAATTGGTTTACCGTAAAGGAGAAATTTAATGTCAGATGTTGAGAAATTTTGGGCTGCTGCTTCTGTTAAATTTGGTACAACTCGTACTTGTCACGAGCTATCACCACAAGAGCAAATTCGTTTCGTAATGGGAATTAATATCTTAATGGAGATACTATCAAAATGAAATTTCCTGCACTAATTTGGCAATCACCTTCTATGTTCTACTACGCAGGCTTATACCTAAAGATTGGAAATAAAAGGTATCGTATATTTAAAGTAGGAAACAAATAATGACAATCCCAGAAGGTTTTAAACCTCAGCTTGCAATCGAGCATAGCAAAGTTAAGATGGTTCCTAAAGAAATGTATATGTCAGAAAAACTAGACGGCATACGCTGTCTTATATTTTCAGGTGTAGCGTATTCTCGCAGTCTAAAACCAATACCAAATAAAAGCATTCAAGCTTATGTAAAAATGCACGCTGAATTGTTAGAAGGATTAGATGGAGAACTGATTGTAGGTGATAAGAATGCACCGGACGTGTTTAACAAAAGTACTTCAGGTGTTATGCGTATCGAAGGAGAACCTGATTTTACTCTCTGGGTTTTTGATTACTGGACTCAACTACGGACATGGTACTGGAGATACGTAGAGTTAAATCAAATTCAAAGCTACTATGGATTTCCAGATAGGGTAAAAGTTCTAGAGCACTTTCAAGTTTATACACAATTAAACATTGATGAGTTTGAGGGTAAAATGCTTGCTCAAGGTGCAGAGGGTATCATGCTTAGAGATGCAAATGGTTACTATAAGAATGGTCGCTCTGGTACTAAGAATCCTGAGTTGCAGAAGGTCAAACGCTTTGTTGATGCAGAATTTGAAATTATAGGTTGGGAGCCTAAGTACCATAATTCAAACGAAGCGAAGACAAATGAATTAGGCCGCACAGAGCGATCTACAGCTAAAGATGGTATGGTAGCATTAGATACACTGGGAGCGTTGATTCTACGTGACTCTAAAGGGTATGTATTCAATTGTGGGAGTGGTATGACTGATGCAATCCGAGAAGATCTATGGAACCGCAGAGAAGCATTGATGGGTCAGCTAGCTAAGGTAAAATATTTCGACGTTGGGGCTGGGTATTTAGTGCCGAGATTTCCTGTGCTAGTTGGTATCCGGCATAAAGATGATATCGGTTAATTTGACGGAACAGAAAAAAGGACAACAAAATGCAAGAACGTAAATTAGCAACTATCCGTAAAATTGATGCAATTGATCCTATTGAGGGTGCAGATACAATTGAAGTAGCTACTGTAGATGGCTGGAAAGTTGTAGTAAAGAAGGGCGAATTTCCGTCTGATACTTATGCTATTTTCTGTGAAATTGATTCATGGATACCACATGAGCTTGCACCATTCCTAACTAGAGTTGGGAAAGAACCACAAGTATTTGAGGGTATCAAAGGTGAAAGACTACGTACAGTTAAATTACGTGGCCAAATTAGTCAAGGTCTTCTTCTTCATATTGGTTTTTTAGATGAATGGACAGTAGGGGATGATGTTACAGAGCACCTTGGTATTATAAAGTGGGAACGGCCTATTAGCGCACAGTTAGCTGGCATGGCACGAGGTAATTTTCCCCTAGAAGTACCGAAGACTTATCAAGAGCGGATTCAGAATTTGGGGCGTTCACGTTTGTTTGAGAGTATTCAGGAAGATAATTGGAGCGTGACAGAAAAACTAGACGGTGCCTCATGTACGTTTTATTTGGACATAAATGCTGATTTTCATGTTTGTTCTCGCAATCTGGACTTAAAAGAAGATGAAACAAATACATACTGGAGGTTAGCAAATAAGTTTAAGATTGAAGATATTATGCGTAGGAACTTTATGCTTGGTATGGCTATTCAAGGTGAAATGATTGGTTTAGGTATTCAGGGCAATCAGTATAAAAATAACTTAGATTTCTATATTTACGATATTTATAATACAAAGATTAATCAATATCTCCTGCCTATCCAACTTAAAGCAGCTTGTGCTAAACTTGGCTTGTCGCATGTACCTATTATATCTGAGAATACTACACTGCAGGCTACTACAATTGCACAACTAATCGAAGAAGCTGAAGGTAAATCTGTGCTTAACGGCAGTAGTCGTGAAGGTCTAGTATATAAAAGTAACACAGTACATGATCGTTCTTGGAAATGCGTTAGCAATTCTTGGTTACTTAAAAATGAATAGGAGTTAGTTTGGCTGCATTTATTAGACACACAAGTTGCCCCAAGTGTAATAGCAAAGATAATCTAGCTGTTTACGCTGATGGTAGTTATTTTTGCTTTAGTTACTGTGGGTATAAATCGGTAAGCGAAGATTTCAAAGAAGCAAATAAAAAGAGTATTATTAAAGTTCGCTCTAGCATTAAAAAGGAAATAGAAAATATGGAAGTTAAACCTAGTAGTAAACCTGCAATGACACCAGAAGAAAATGCAGAAATTAAATCTGAAACTTCTGTTAAGGCAAAAGGCTTTAGGGGTATTTCTGATGGCACATATTCAAAATTTGGTGTTCGTCATGCATTTGCAGAAGATACTGGAAAGGTAATTGAACAATACTATCCTTGTACTCAAGATGGACAGCTCGTTGGATATAAGGTTCGTGAAGTGCCTAAAAACTTCTACTCAAGGGGTCGAACAGGAGCAGACTGTGAATTATTCATGCAGTTCAGGTTCAATCGTGGTGGTAAGTATGTAGTCATTACAGAAGGTGAAGTTGATGCTTTATCTGCATACGATATGTTATCTGATTACAATAAGAGTAAAGGATGGGATTTTGAAACTGCTGTTGTTTCTCCTACTACTGGAGCTGGTTCATATAAACAGATTGCAGGTCAGTATAAGTTCTTTGATTCTTTCGATAACATTATTATTGCATACGATAATGACAAGGCAGGACAAAAGGCAACAGATCGACTTCTTAAAGTACTACCAAAAGGAAAAGTAAAGATTATGCCTATGCGTTTTAAAGACGCTAACGAATATTTAGATCAAAACGCATCTTCTTCTTTTGTGAGTGATTTCTATAGTGCTAAAAAGCAAGTACCTGTTGGTGTTCTTGCTTCTAGTAAGTTATACGAACGAATCATGGGTCAGTCTGCAGTATCTAAGATCCCTTTTCCTCCTTTTATGCAGAAGCTTAACGAGTTGTTTGTAGGTGGTATGCCATTAGGACACATTGTAAATATTGCTGCAGATACAGGCGTGGGTAAAACAACTCTCGTAAATGAATTAATTTATTATTGGATTTTTAATTCACCGCATACTGTAGGGATTGTTTCAATGGAATTAGATGCAGGGCAGTATGGTGAAGTATTATTGTCTAGGCACTTAGAAAGAAAGATTGCTCTTATTGAAAGTCAAGAAGAAAAGATCGCCTATCTCAGTAGTCCGCATGTAGTTGAAAAGGCCAGAGAACTTACAATTAAAGAAGATGGAGACTCTCGCTTTTATCTTTTAGATAATCGTGACGGTACAATTGAAGAGATCCAGGATACGGTTGAAGAACTTGTGTCTGCTTGTGGGGCTAAGGTAATTGTTTTAGATCCACTACAGGACATCCTAGACGGTCTGAGTAACGAAGATCAAGCGGACTTTATGAAGTGGGCCAAAGGCTTTATCAAAAGTCACGGAATTACTTTCATCTTCATCAATCACATGAGAAAGACACCTGCAGGTCAAAATGGAGCAGATAGTG